GCTGGTGCAAATCTATCTGCGGTCTTAGCAGCAAATTCTCTTCCAAGTCCTGTTTCTTTAACACCTCTAGCGGTAGCACCATATTTTGCCATTTCTGCTCGTTGTTTTTCTCCTAGGTCTACAGCTTCTCTACCCACGCCTGCGATTGATGCACCTAATCCAGCTATACCTCTACCTGCACCAGCAAGCGTACTCGCAAATCTTTCTCTCGCACTTCTTTCTCTACCAAATTCACCCATCGATGCGCCTCTAGCATCTCTAAATCCACCAGAACGTATACCTGCGAGTGCTTCACCAAGTCCTCGACCAAGTGCAGCTCTTCTTTCATCTGCTGTAAGTCTTGCTCTTGATCCGTATGCAGATTCACCACCAGTTTTAATGTCTCTGGCTCTTTGTCCCACATCTGCTATTTCACCAGCTTTGAATACATCATCTATTGTTTGTTGTACTACTCTGTCTTCGTATGGATCAAAATAGTCTTGTATCATCGTAGAAGGATCAAATTGCATATCAGCAGCTTGTCTAGCAACACCAGTAGCGTCTCTCGTAAGACCTATGCCTTCTAGTATTGCTTTTATGTTTGCATCTAAGTATGGTTGAAATGAACCAACACCACCATAAGCACCACGCATCGCTTCTATTTCTAATGGCGATAAGCCTGCTGTTGGTTGTATCGGAGTGGGTGTGCTATACACTCTATTTGCTGCATCATATGCTTGGTTTATTATCCCTGGAGTATCAGGAGAACCGTAATATGACTCTCTTACAAATGGGTCAGAAATAATTTCTTTCCTTTCGACACCAAGCATTACAGGATTGACTCCAACTGGTACTTCTGACATTGCCATTACATTTCCTCGAATATATTCATTAACTCGCGCATGTTTGCTACACCGCGTTCTCTGTCTGGGTTATCTGTTTTTACTAGAGTAATGCCTGAATCTGATTTTGATAGATCAAATGCACCTGCACCTCTCGTTGCTTTTGCAGTCATCACATATTCACCATCGCTTAACATCGCTGGTATATCATCTGATGTGCCAGTTCCAGGGCCTTCTGATTCTCCACCGTCTCTCATATCAAGTTCAGCAATACCACCTTCACTAAAATATTGTCTATTAATTTCTCCGCCACCAGCTACCTTCAGAACTGATGGTTTTGGCCCAAGACCAAACTCTCCCCTTGTACCGCCAGTTCCCATATCACTTGCTAGTTGGTATCTACCAAGTGAGTCCATCATCACTTGAGGTGTTGCAGCTATACCTTTTTCTCTTTTTTTGTAATCATCATATACAACTTTTCCGAGTATACCCATCGCAGCTAAACCACCTGCCCCACCTGGAAACTTATCAAATACACTTCCTTCACCATACTTTTCTTTTAAATCTTCTAATCCACCGAAACCAAAATAATCACCAATATTTTTTATAAACTCTGGTGTCCCTCCAGTTTTAGCAGGATTTTTTAGCTGATCTATCTTTTCTTCAGCTTCTCTGATTTTCGCATACTTTTCTTCTGCTCCACCTGGATCACCCATACTAATATCAAACTCTGCACCTTTCCTATATTCTAGTATATCTGCCAATAAATCTTCTATTGTCATCTGAGGTACACCCTCAGTAAAAGGAGGTGGAGTTTTTGGAGTCCCTGGTATTCCATATTCTTGAGAGGCGTAAGTGCCTAATCCTGAAAGTAATACTTCTTTATCAGAACCGCCTGCAACTTTGGTAATCGCTGCATTTATAATTGCGTCTTTTGCTGCTTTGTTCTTAAAAACAGATGTTATTGCGTTTGTAATAAATTCTATTGCCATTTTTTGACTGCCTACATAATATTATTAGGAATATCACACATTTATAGAAATATTTCCATTAGTATTGACAGAAACAGTTCCTAAAGTTGCTTGCAGTTCATACCCTTGAGCTTTCGATGGCGTATGTAGCTGTAACCATTCGTTGCCTAAATATACCTCAAGACAACCAACAGATGTATTCCATATTACATCACCTTCTAGGAAAGCTAAAGTGCTAATTTGTTGATCGTTAAATTGCGGTGTTGTATTTGGATCAAAACTACCTAAATTAATTTCTAATATTCTGACTAATCTATTGAATATTTCTCTTCTGGCAAATTCATTTGATTCTACAGGCAATCTGGTTTCAAGTAATCTAGCCATTATCTCCTACCATCTGGCTTGACGTTGTATCTGGTTGATCCTAATCTCCATCCAATAGAAACATTTCCACTATTAGATTGATCGTCATTAGATTCAACACGCAAGACAGCTTGACGACCTCTTGCTCTAATATCTTTCTTTTGCGTAGATGAACTAATTTCTGAAGTTGCTTCTGTAGCTAAAGAATCACCAGGGAAGTTTCTTACTTTGGTGACTATATTAATAGTTCCTGCGTTTTGATCTTGTAGAAATTTTATATCAGGTATTACAGAAGATATAGAAGTAAATGTATCGCCATCACCTAATTCAAAGTCACTAGATTCGACAAAAACGCCTGTCATCGCGCTACCATCGTCATCAAAACCTATTTCATGTTGAAATATGTAATTACTGCTTGCAGCTTGAGGATAGCTGACAACACCAGAGTCTAGCCAAGCAGTCCTAGATAAATTACCGTAATACCAGATTTTTTCTTGCGTATTATAAATTACATATCTATCTATCTCTGTACTGGATGATGATGGATAAAACCACCCCACTTCATTATGTTCAAGATTGGTAAAAGCATGTATTTTATATGCTTGCCCATCGTTTATATCTGAAAATACATAATTCTTTACAGAACAAGGCAATTTTTGGACTGAACCGTTATAGACGTAGAAAGCACCATAACTCATAAAATATACGCCACTCTCATCAACGACAGCAGCTTTAGGGCCAATTAATCCACTAGCTTCATTTATTAAATTCAATGCAAAAGTAAATGGTGGCCCAACAAATTGCATACTATATACAGATGTATCTGTAAATATAACAATCTCTTGCCTTGATTTAACGCCACCTACTATCTGAGAACCGCTTGATAATCTTACAGAGCCTGCGCTGTTTGTAATTAATGGTTCAAATTCGAGTTCGTTTTCTTGGTCTGAGAAAACGACTAACATAGGATCTAACACCCCAGACCTAGCACTACCTTCTATGGGATCTGCTCCTAATACAATTAAATGTCTGTCTACTTCAGATGCAAGTACTTGCAATCCTACAGTTGGAACTAAATTTGCACCAGATGTGGAGGCAAGTTCAACGGCTCTGGTTGATGTTCCGTTGTTTTCTACCCATCTGTATATACCGCCTCCTCTAGGATTGATGATTAAGTTCTCACCAAAATTATCATGCGTCCATAATCTTAGTTGTCCGTTAGCCGATAGTGCGCTTGTTGATCCGAATGTTCCAGAACCCCAAGTTCCAGAACCCCAGCCAGCAGATGTCAAATATACATCAAGACCAATATTTATTTGATAACTTCCATCAACTCCACTACCACCATTTCCAGAGTCACTTGCATTTGCTGTAACGGTTACGCCACTAGTGTCTTTAGCTACAAAAGTGTATGTGTTTGCAGTAGGAACAGTTGCTATTTCATATTCTTGATTTAAAACAGTAGCAGTAATATTACCGCCAAGACTAACTGCACCTGAAATAGTAACAAAATCACCCTGTAATGCTCCATGTGAGCTATCAGTTGCCGTAATAGTTGATGAGCCATTTGTTGCAGAAAATGTAATACTGTTGGTTGAAGTCTTACGTATTGGTGTGATGTCGTTATAGTTATCGCCATCTTTTATATAATATTTAACAGTAGTGCCTATACCAAGATATAAATTACTGCCAAGACTTAACCAATTGTGTAAGGCTCTTGCGTTACCTAAAAATGTTTGACTTGAAAGTTTTTCCCAGCCACCAAACTTCTCTACTCTACCATCCCTAAATCTAACGAGGTTGCAATCAAACCAACCACCTCCGTTATCGTAAGCAGTACCTTCTCTATATATTCCAGGTTTAAATTTTACTTTTGTAAATGGCATCTATACGTTTTCCCATTCTTTTCCTTCAAACAAAAGAGCTTCAGCTTCTCTTCGTCTGATTAAACCATCAAGCACCTTACCGCCTGCTTTGTTCCAACGTTTAATTTGCGCTGGAACTTCATCATACTCTGAATTATTTAATTTTTTCAATAAAGTTGAAGAAGATAAGTTTGTACTGCCTAAATTGAACACCCAAGATACCATCGAGTCAAACTGGTTCTGCTCTAAAGGCACTTTAACCATATCGTTGATATAACCTTCATATTCGTGCATTTCTTCTTTTAAGATTGACTCTGCTTCTTCTTTGGTTATCTCCATATCTTCGGTAACACCTTTTGTTGTGCCGTAACCAATCGTCAAAACATTTGCAGCGCATCTATAGGCTTTAAGTTCGCAACCCTCAAACTTTTTTATAAGTGATAACCCTTCTTCTGAAATATTCATCAGTAATCTCCCCATACTTTTACTTTCTTACCACCGTGATATTCTACTGCATGTCCTTCTTTTATCAACATTTGGCAAATATCTTCACCATCTTCTGTATAAGGAATACCGAGTATGCGGCCGTACTTGCCTTTGCCGAGCGATCTAATCTTGAAAGAACCTTTACAAAGTTCTTTTAATCGCTCTTTTGCTGCTAATCCTAGTTTCTTTTCAGCTAAATCTCTAGTTCTGGATTCAGGAGTGTCGATCCCATGCAGTCTAACGCGCTGTTTATGTAGTTTTACATCAAACCCTAGGTCTAGTATGCAATCGAATGTATCGCCATCTACAACGCGATCTAGCGTTGCTCTGTATACAAAAGCGTCTGGAGATTTACTCATTATCATTTTCCTCATTTTTGGTTGGATCGTTATCTCTATAATATTCGATTATAGTAAGTGATTGCCTTATATATCTTTTTATATCAGCAATGTTGTTTGATAAATTTTCATACCCTTGGGAACTTAAACTGTAATATGCTACAGCAGGTGCGTCACCTTTGTCGTAATCTTCAATGTAAGTTCTCATCGTTTCTGGATTGAGTACCTTCCATTTTATTTCTGATGGACTCAAAACTTCAGGTAGTGGAGGATGATATATAGGTGCTGGTTCTTGGACAGTAAGTATCTCTACTTGTTTTGTTTCTGGAACTTTATCAAATAAGTTGCCGTAAGTTGAACAACCAGATAAAAATAAAATGCTAATTAATAATAACTTTTTCATCAAATTGTCCTGGATTAGTAAGTTCTATAAGTTCAGAGTTTACTTTTTTTGTACCTCGGTTGACTATTCCTTCCATCAATCCAGGTTTCGCAATAGCAAGATTGTTTAAGTCATGTCTTGCAAAGGTATTTCTAAGTTTTTTGACTTCTTCATTTGCTTTATTGCTTGTTTCTGTAAGTTCTCTAATCTTTTCTTGATTTTGTTTTTGATTCTCTAGTTGCTGTTTCATGTTTTCGTTTTGTTCAGCTACAGTATTCTCCAGGACTTTTTGATTCTGTATAGCAACATTCAATTCAACTTGTAGTTTTTCAATCTTCGACTTCTGTAAGTTTATATATAAGGCACTCGCACCCAAACTTGCTATCAATAAACCACCTAGTATTATGTTTGTTTGTATGCCCATGTGTTTAGTTTAACCTAAATAAACCAATATTTTAACTACCTTGCTTAATATTGATAATTGACGACGTTCCTCCATTCACACTTACAGCGTTTACTTTACCTTCTTGATCTATACGGATATCGTAGCTACCATCTTTTGATACTTTTATTTCTAGCTTGTCTTCTACCTGTCTTATCAGTTTTACTTCTGAATCTGTTATAAAACTAGATATTTGAGTTTGGCTATCGTACCCAACGGCTGTACCCTTCAATCCTTGTTCAGATAGCTGTGCATCTGCTTTTTGCAATTCATCTACTTCCTGTATTACGTCTAACAAATCTTCCAAAAAATTAGTCGCGAGGTAATCTATATCAAGCTCTGTGTATTCTAGGTCATCTTGTTCTAATTCATCTGTATCGAGTTCATCAAACTCTAAAAAATCAACATCAAGTATTGTATCGTTGTTAGCAGTCCTAGAGTCATCTGTATTAAGTTCGCGTTCTTTTGGTGGGTTTACTATCAAGTAGTTATCAATCATATCCAAAGTAAGATCAAGTATTACTGGATTAGTAGGTGGTGTTTCTAAGTTATAAACAGTTGTAGCTTGGTATGGTTTATTTAGAACCACACTTCCAAAAGCCGTTGTAACAACTATCTCACCAGAACTGTCTCCATTTTCATCAGGTAAAAGTATAATAAGGCTGGAATCATCCTCTTTTACTGTGATCGTAAAATCAGTTCCTCTTATACCTATAGTGGCTGAGTTTGTCTTTATTGAGATATTTTCTTTTGGTATGCGTGGTTTTTTACTGGATATAAAACGGCCTGTTCCTCTAACAAAATTAAGAGCCATACTTGACTTACTGGGGTTGGGATCGAATACAAACTTATCAATTACGACATTAGAATGCTCTGTAAGTCTAATTGTAGTATCGTCACGAAACATAACGCCCATTCTGCCATTACTGGTTTCTAGGCGATCCATAGCGTTTAGTGAGAAGTCAATCACACTTTCGTATGGCTTGTCTCTTACGACTCTGGTATTACCTTTTAATTCTGTAATACTTCCTATATCAACAGCTTGTGCTAGTACCCTGGTCTGATTGGTTAATACATACGCTTCCGCCAGAACCAGAACTAACGACCCTAAGCCAATCATTGTCTTGCGTAGATTGTTGGTCAATGTCAAAACTCCTTGTTGATCCATCATGTTCTAGTTTGAAGTAAACGCCAGCGTAACCGTCCGCATTATGGTCAACGGTATTCGAGTCACCATCCAAGTCGATATAACTTGTACCTGAGTCTACATCTAAATCAATATGGACAGTATTGCTTGAACCTTGGACTATCGTGTCTATATCTGCCCCACCTGCTAAAGAATTTGTAGCTAAGTCTAGTGTCATGGTATTCGTACTGCCGTCTACGTCTACGTTTACATTTGCATTATCTGCTGAGTAAGTATTAGTAGGATCAACTTGAATAGTGTACGAGTTTGTATCACCATCAAAATCAAATATACC